CGCCGAGCGCCGCGCCGAACAACCCGCGGACGCTTGACGCCTGCTCGTTGAATGAGCGTTCAATCTCACGGGCTGCGCGCTTCGCTTCGCGCTCGGCATCACGTGCGGCCTTCGACTGCGCCCGTGCCATCTGACGCGCCGCGTCCTCACTGGCGCGAGCCGAGCGTTTGAATGCGTCGGTGAGCTCGCGCTGCATGTGCCGCGCTTCCTTTGCGGTGAGCTCGCCCGTCTCGGCCAGTCGACGGTTGACCAGGCTCAGGTCGATGTCGACGCCTATAAGTGCAGTCTCGGCCATGGCTCAACCTCTCCCGAGCGGGTCTTTTGCTATCTGCTCGGCCAGTGTGCGCAGCGTCTTCAACGTCGGCCGCCGGATGAGCACAAGCCACGCGTTTTTCATGCCCGACTTGGTGGCGCCAGCGCCGGGCACTTGAGGACTCCGGATGTAGAACGCATACGGCGTGCCGCGCTTATCTCGTGCCGTGTTCTCGATGACGAAGTGCACGCGGTCGGTCCCGTTGCTCTTGTCGACAATCTTGAACAGGTTTCGACTGTGCGGCCGGAACTTGCGCTCACCGACAGGCCACGCCATGCGCGCGTCAGCCACGACCCGCGCCACGTCCGCAAACGCCCGGTTGTGCGTCTTACGGTACAACTCGGCTTCGACGTTTGCCAGCGCCCGGTCGAGTCCTTTGATGGTCGGCGTGGGCACGGTGGCGCTCCTCTAGTCGGGTCAGCAGGTCGGCCAGCATGTGGCGCAGCTCGAGGGCGTCGAGCTCGCCGAGTGCGTGCAGGGTCGTCGAATACTCCCGCGCCAGAGTGAGCAAGGCACGGGTCAGTCCGTCGTATCCGCCACCGTCTCCGGTGGCGCGTCGTCGTTTCCCGCGTCCGGCTCCGGTGGCGGCATCGCGTCGGTGTACCACTCCCACACCGCCTGCCAGGCCTGCGCACTGGCTGCGACGAGCTGCGGCAGGGTGCACCCCTGACGCTGCAAGAGCTGCTCGGCCTGGTCGATGTCCATGGCCGGGCGACCCGTCAGGCCGACCGCGGTGAGGACGCCACCCGGCAGCCCTGCTAGCAGCGCATACATGCGCGCCGACGCTAGACCGTCGGTAGCCTGTCGATTCAGCACCTCAAGCCGGTGCACCAGTGACGGCATTCGCCAGACGACGGCGCCGACCCCAAGCTGCATGTGTCGTTCGTTCATCTCTGCCCCTTTGCCCGCGCTAGCGGGTCATCATGTACGCGTCACGCCACCGCGGCAGATGACCGTCCAGTCAATCTTGTTTGGTTCGTCTGCCGAGAACGCGCCAAGACACGTGCACTTCGCAAAGTCGAGCTGTTGCGTGACGCCGTTGACCGTCATGGTGACCGTTAGGTCAATCATGTCGAAGTCGTAGCCGGTGGTGTTCGTGTTCGTGTTCGCGCTGAACCCGTTGGTGCGGCCGACAAAGTCCCACGGGTTGCCGTTGTTGTCGGCCACGTCGGCACTCGTCACGCTCGTCATGTACGTGCTGAACGCAATGTTGATGGGTGCAGGTGCGCCGCGCCTCGAGCCGAGGAAGGTCTGCCCGGCGTAGATGGCGATTTCCTCGAACACATTGACCAGCCGGTCAGCCGTGAAGCTGTGGTCGGCGTAGGTGAGCAGGTCAAGGTCGACCGGTGACCCGGTGGCGTCCTTCATGACCAGCGAGGCGATGTCGTACTTGGTAAGGGCTACGGTGGCGGATGGCATGGGCCTAACTCCGGGCGAATGGATGAACAGCAACGAGGAACAGGACGCCACGCACGGCCACAACTAGGCCTTGCTCGTCCTGCACTACTTGGCGATTCGACGGCGTAGTCAGCGACTCGTAGATGCGCAGGCCGCCGGTCGGTGACGTGTTGCCGGCTGCGACGCGCAGCACCTGCTCTTGGGTGAGCGCCGCATCGTAGTCGGTGACCTGGGCGTCAGAGCGGACCCGGTAGCGCCAGTCTACCCGCACCTCGGTACGCGCCGTCAGCGCGGCCGAGCGAGCCGGTACCAGTTGCCCGTCGGACGTGTCGTACCCGGTGGTGACTGGCACCGTCACTGCGAAGTGACCCGACTGGGCTGACTCGCCCTCTCCGGTGTTCTGCCACTGGGCGCCACCAATGACGGTGCTTTCTGACCATCCTGACGCGGCCTCGAGCGCCGCGGCGACACGCTGCCGCACCTGGGCGACTGTCACCGCCACGGGTACACCAGCGAGCTACCACGCACCGAGCCGAGCCGGTACGACCCTGCGCGCATGCTGCTGCGGTGTTCGGGGTCGTCGATGCGCCCATCTCCGCTCGTGTCGTAGTGGAGCGTCGCCTGCTGCTTGGTGCGCGCGAGCTGGTCAGCGTACCGCTGCGCCTTGTCGATGAAGGTCTGCCGGCCGGTCGTGCTTAGCGCCTCGCAGCACATGCGGAGCGCCGTCAGGAGCTCGACCCGACGGAGCGCAGCCTGCGACACCACCAGATAGGGGCGACGCCCTGCCAGCCACAGCTCTGTTTCGACCTCGAGGTGCGCCTCGATGCACTGGTCGACGCCGGACTGCGACCAGACCGCGCCGCCGCTGTCGGGGTCGAGGTAGGGCTCGAGCCGGTACAGGTCGGCGACGGTGACCCGCTGCTGACCCGACACGCGACAGATGGCGCCCTCGCTTCTGAATGTGTGCGTGACGCCGTCGCCCATCAGCAGCGCCCACTCGACCGACACGTCGTCGGAGTAGTCGAGGTCTGCCATGCTGGCCGACGTGATGGTGTACTCGGCCGCATGCACCATGCCACCGACCGTCACCGCGCCAGAGCTGATGACGCCCTCGGTGGTGCGAATGGTACAGGTACCACTGGTCGGCGTCGACAGGTGCGCCCCGTCGTACACCGGGCACGTCAGGGTGTTGTTCCGGCCCTTCTCAATGGCATAGCCAGGGTCGACCAGTCGGGCGGCATAGTGCGTCTCTGCCATCGTCTACACCCACGCTTTCCAGGCTGTACGCCAGGTCAAGGGCTCGGCCTGCGAGCTCTCACCCGGGGCAGAGAGTCGGGCCGCAGAGCCCGCAGACCGGCCCGATTCGGCCTGCTTGCACTGCGTCGCAATTTGCTGGTCAGCGATGCGACACGCTGCGTCGACGAGCTCTGACCGCTGCACCTGCGTCATCTTCCACCCGGTGCGGCCGATGTAGTCGTCGAGCGCAGCGCGGCGGGTCTTCGGGTCGACCATGTCGCCGCCGGTGTAGTCGGTGATTTTGCCCCGGTGCATGTCGCGACGCCGTGCCATGTCAGCCCCCTACCTGCTCGACCAGTGCGCGCTCTTGGTAGAGCTGCCAGGCCTTCGCCATCGAGTCTGTCGTGGCGCCCTCGTACCGCTTGTTTGCCTCGTACAGTGCGCGCAACTTCTGGCCGACGGCGCGCACCTCTTCGGGGTGCGGAGCGTCGAGCACGCCACGCTCGACCAGCGAGCGCAGCCATGCGGCACGGTCGGCCGCAGCCGGTGGCCGAGGACGCATCCCCGGCACGAGTGAGCAGAGACGGTGCGTCCACGTGCCAGTACCCGGCACGGGCACGAGGTATGACGGGTGCCCGTGCTCGGCGTCGACCTCGTGCGGAATGATGCGACCACCGCGCCGCTGGATGCGCACAATGGCCGGCTCCGGGTCAGCGACCCACCGCTTTCCGTCAGCACTGCGCACGGCGTCGACCCCATTCACGCCAGCTTCACCCGCCCAGAGCTGCGACAGGTGCGGCACGCACCACCCATCTACGGCGTAGTAGGCGCCGGGCATGTGGTACAGGTAGTGCGGTTTCGACCCCGCTCCGTAGCCGCGACCGGCGGACCGGTCAAGCGTGCCGGGCTGCGCCCATGGCATCGCAGGTGCGGCCGCCGGTGCCGCCGGCGGTTGAGGGGGTGTCGTGCTCGTGCTGCTGCTCTTGGCTCGCGCCATGGTTTCACCTCTGCCCTAGTGTCGGCCGATGTGGTACGGCGCTGCGAGCTCGGCCAGACCCGCAGCGCCCACAAGCATCAGGCGACGCTGCTGATGACCTTGATGGCGATTTCCTGGCCGTAGCTGACGCCCAGGAAGATACGCCCGGCGACCGTCGTAACGCCGGTGGTCGAGTTGCGGTCGACCTCGGCCAGCATCGGCGGAAGGATGGACCCGTCAGGGGCCTCACCACCGAGCACGACCTGCCGGGACGGGTCGTCGACGGCCGGCAGCATGTCGGCCCACACGATGGAGCCCGCGCCGAGCAGGCCGCCGGTGTAGTCGGTGGCGTCGTCGGTCACCTTGGTGGTTCCGTAGATGGGCACATCGTTGATGAACCCACGGAAGATTCCACCGGAGAAGGCCGCGAGGCGCCGCGCCTCATCGCCGTACTGGAGCTGACCACCGGCACTGGTGAACAGGTTGCTCTCGAGGTCGCTGACCTGCTTGACGTGGTACAGCGCGAGAGGTGCGCCCGTGCCACCGATGCCGAGCGAGCCCAGCGCACGATACGCCGCGACGCCTGCGAAGTGCGTAGCCGCGGAAAGCGCCACACCGGTCGAGCCGACCGAGCCAGACGCGGAGGTCATCGCAGACGCGACCATCGACAGGAAGCGGGTGCTGGCAGCGACGGCCATGTCCTGACCGAACAGCTCGCTCGGGGACAGCGCGTCACCGGTGATGTTCCGCAGGAGGCTGGTCGTGTCACGGGTCAGCAGTTGACCGGCGACGGTGGCCGACACCTTGCTGTTCGTGATGGCGGTACCGGTGGCACCAGAGCCCTCGGTTTCAGCCGCCATCTCGTTCGCGCCGAGTCCGTAGGTTGGACGCTGCACGACCTTCGACATGTCGGCACGGCCGAGGTAGCCCGCGGAGAAGACCGGGTGCTGGAACATGCCAGCGCGGTCGGCGATGGTGAGCAGGTACCGGAGGTCGGCCTGCTCGGCTGCGAGCACGGACCCGGAAAAGCTGGTCGTCGTATTGGTCGCCATTGTGGGCGCTCCTAGCTGTCAGGTGAAACAGTCCGCCGGTTTCAGCCTTACAGCAGGTAGCGCCTGCGACTCGATGGCGTGTGAGCGGGTTGCACTAGCACTACACCGAGCCGGCGCCGATGTCAACGACGGCCGGCTAGGTACGCCCTGATGGCCTCCTGCGCGTCGCGGTCTCCTCGCGCTGCGGCCATCCTCACCGACGCCGGAATGCTGCCCAGTGCACCCGGTGATGCCGCAGGCTGACGCCCTGCCAGCGGTGCAGCCGGTGGCGCGGCCGGTGGCTCGGCCTGGCGCTGGAGATAGGGGCGCAGCGCGGCCGGCGTGTTGTCGGTGTCGTCGTCGCCCTTCCAACTGTCCATCCAGGCCGCGAGCTCGGGGCGCTCGTCTGCCGGGAGTCGAGCGTACAGTGCCAGCGCGACGGCCTGCCCTTCGTCGTCGGTGAGTCCACGTCGCAGCATGGCCTCTGACGTGCGCCACTGGTCAGCAGCGGTCGCATGGTCGGCCTTCATGCGCTCGAGCTTCTGCTCAAGCGCCTTGACGCCGGCCGCCAGTTGGTCGCGCTCGACGGTGACGCTGTCGGCCTCGAGGAGCTTGATGCGCTCGTGTGCCGCTTGCAGGTCGGTCGTAAGCTGCTGAATGCGCTTGCTGCCGCGACTAGCTCGCGGTGTCGGCGCCATGTCCTTGTCTGCCGGCTCGGCCGCCGGCTGCTCTGCCCCTTCGTCACTCATCGTCTGCCCTCTCTGCGTCGAGCTCGCGCATCGCTGCGAGCGATGTATGCCTCATCGTACTCGGCCAGGATGCGACGCGCCCAGCCCCTAGCCGTGTCGCCGCCCCAACCATCCCAGGCCTGTCGCCCCTTCGACGGGTACCCCGCCTCACCGCGCCGGAAACCCTGCGCCTCTTTGTCGACCTCGTGCCGCGGGAAGTATTCGTAAACTGCGCGCACGTCGTCGAGCTGCATCGCGCCACCGCTGGCGATGAGCCGAGCCATGCCGAGCCCTCGCGCAGTCATGCCGCGCCGGCTCGGTGGTAGCTCCTCGCGCCAGTCGAGCGCACGCTGCGCCGCTCGGCGCATGGCGTCACTCGGGTACCACGGCGGCACGCGCGACCTCCTCGGGTGATGCGAACGGGTCGACCGACAGCCGCAGGTCTGCCAGCGTCAGCGCACCTAGCTCGACCGCGAGCTGCAACCGCTCAAGCTCTTCGCGCTGCGGCGGGAGTGCGTAGTATCGGATTCGCCAGTCTGCCGACTCGGGAAACAACCCCGGCACGGCCAGGTTGCAGGCCAGCGCGATTCGGTCGGCCAGGAGCCGGTCGGACGGTGCCATCCGTGGAGCCATGGCAACTTGCGCCTCACGCTGCATCTCGCGCGTAATCGCCATGGCATAGGCACTTTCAGCGTTGCCGGACTTGCGGTAGACAGCTAGGTCGCTGCCGCCGGCCGCGAGTGTCGCCCGGCCGTGCAGCCGTGCCACTGCGCGGCCCATGACCTCGGGGTCGGCGCCCGGCTTCCACTGCGATGCGCTGCCGGGCTTCGACTCGTCAATCTGCTCGAGCTGAAGCACGCTGGTCGGGTCGGCGTCGATGACGGGTGCACTCGTGCCATCGAGGCTCAACTGGTTGTCCGCGCCCATCGGTGCCAGGTTGACGGTGTACCTCTGCGACCATGCCGCCTCGAAGAGGCAGTGGTCGAGGTAGCTGTATGCCATGCAGGTGCGGTAGGTGCTCTCAACCACCTCGCTCCGATAGAACGGCAGCCACAACCGCGGCCGGCCGTGCACGTGGTACAGCACCCACGGGCATGCCCCCTGGTTGTGCGGCACCTCGGTGCCCTCGATGAGCTGCCCGTCAGTCGTCTCGAGGTACGTGACCTCATCCGTCCAGACACGCACCACCGGCTTTCCATCGTAGTGCCACTCCTCGCGCACCGTGCTCACCTGGCGCGGGTCGTCGGCGCGCTCGGTGGCCTCGAGGATGTACGCCGGACTGGTCGGATGGAGCTCGACGACCAGGCGACCGTCGACGAGCTTGGCCTCGTATCGGATGGCGTAGTCGTTGACGCCGATGACCTGCGCGAGCACGTCCTGCATCAGTGTCGGGTACTGGGCGCGCTCCATGAGCTGATTCATCAGCAGCGACGCGCTGTCCACCTCATCACCGTCGACGATGCACCGGAAGCGCGGCGGCCGGTCGTAGAGCGTGCTCTTGCCTTCGGCATCCTCGCGCAGGATGTTCGTCGAGATGTCGACGACCTGCTCACCGCCCCACGCTTGATTGAGCCGCTTGCTACCCAGCAGCTGCCGCAGGTACTCATAGGCGTCACGACGCCACGTGCCGTCCATGATGCGTTGACGGCGGCCCTGCTCGCGCCGGCGCTCGTGCTCGTCGTAGTGGTATGGCATGCCACCCCCTGGCAGTGTACTACGTCAGCCGCGCCTGATTGTCACGGCACGCCGTTTGCGGCGGCTGAAAGTCCACCTATCAAGGGCATAGAACAGCGCATCGAGGATATCCTTACTCGGATGCCTATCGGTCCCATCCCAGGTATCCAGTGCGTGCAGGACACGGGTGCAGGACGGGTGCACGGTGAGCAGGCTGCGCCCGTCGTCGTCCTGCTCGACGGTGAGATAGTGCAGCCACCGGCGCCGGATGTCGGCCGAGCCAGCGCCGCGCCCCATGCCGCGCTTCGCGGTCCGAATCGGTGGGTGCAGTCGGCCGACTCCGGTAATCTTCGACAGCCACCGGCCCAGGATGGCGTTGCTGCGCTTCGCTGGTTTTTTGGAGAAGGTGAGCGCCCTGTCTCCGCAGGCGTCGTCGAGATGCTTCCACCCCAACCCCCACTTGCCGAGCATGGTCAGCGTCGCCCGTGCATCGCCTCGAGGAGTCTGCCGGCCGGACTCGTCGACCCACTCGCCCAGGACGTAGACGTGCGGGTATTCCATCGGGCCACGGTCCTGCACCTGCACCAAGACCCCGCACTGCTTCGACGGTGCGCTGCCGTGGTCGAACCCCACGCCGGTCCAGAGGTCAGCGTCAGGCGGGTCGCCGACCTGGCCGTGCCAGTGCGTGTAGAACCGGTCGACCGCTCGCACGTCCCACTCGCCGTGCACGACGATGCCGACCTCTGACGGGTGGACCTTGGCCTCGAGCTCGGCAATGTACTCGGCGCCGGCCGGTCGCCACTCGGGACCGTCGGGCCCTTCCACCATGACCTCGATAGGTTTCCGGTGCCCGACCGGCACGAACTCGCGCGCCGTTAGTCCTCGGTGGTGTTGCTCCCACGGACTGCCCTCGGCCTCGACGAGCTCGCGAAACCATTCGACCGGGGCGTTAATCGGCGTCATGCAGACTGCCATCCAGCCACCGCGCTCGATGCGCTTGCTCGCCTCGGTGTAGACGCGCAGGCTCGGCAGCGGTTCGTCCGCCACGATGCCTTTCAACGTCGCCGACGCGAGTGACTTGGTGCGCTGATTGACGGTCTTGAATCGGACCGTGCTGTAACTGCCGCTGGTGTGCCGGATGCGCACGTGTGGATGCTTGTGGCCGTAGCCCTGCGACGGGTTGTACGTGTCGTCAGGGTGCACGAGCTCGGTGGCAAGCACCCCGTGAAGCTTGCCCTGAATGATGACCGACTGCGCCCAACTGTCGCAGAGCACCCAATACTCACCCGGCTCGCTACACCAGCTCTGCCGCGTCGGATGCGTACCGGCGGCATGCAGGACGAGGTCATACATCGCGACGGTCGTTTTTCCGACGGTCTGGTTCCCGGTCCGCAGCAGCCGGTACCGGCGCGTGCTGTGTAGGTACTCGTGTTGCAACGGCAGCCAGGCGAACCGCGCAGCCGGGTCGGCGTCGATGCTCGCCAACAGAGCACCGAGCAGCAGCGCGGCCGAGCTCGGTGGGTTTGGTGTCACCCTGCCAAGTCCTGCTCGAGCACGCGCAGCAGGTGACGCTTCACCTCGTGCGGCGCCTGGCTCAACACTTCGGCCAGGTCGCCGACCTGCTGCACCTGCTCGGCCTCGAGGGCCCGGCGTGCCTGCTCGGCACTCTGCGCCGCAGCATGCGACCGGCTGGCGATGGCGACGGCCTCAAGCATGGCCAGCGCGTCGACGCGGTCGACCTGGGCGGCCGTGATGGCGGCCTCGGTGGACAGCAGGTCGCCGCACAGCTCGCGCTCGAGGCGGAGGTGGCCGACCAGTGCGTTTCCTTTCGGGTCGTGGTCGGCTCTGGCTTTCCTGCTGGCCGCTCGCAGGTGCAAGATGCGCCCGTGGTGGCGCTTGAGAACGTCGATACTTGATTCTGGCTTCATTCTCCCCCCTTGTATCTGCACCTTTCCCCCCGAAAATGGAAAGGCGCGCGCGAAAGTGGACGTGTATTTAGAG